ACGGGTCAAGGTAATATGTATGATACACCGATAGACTTCAGGAAATTCTCATCTGGATATTTCGATGGAAAATGTTTTGGAGAACAGAAACGGTTACAGCCTGCACGACATGCCAGCACAATTTAATGAGATTTTGGAGGATTGAAATATGTCATATTACTGATATTTATGAAAAACAAAAAGACTACAGCGTGCTTAAGAACGGGGAAAAATATATGATAGAAAAAGTATACGATGATAATACGTTATCATTCAAAGAAAAAGGATTGTATACAGCAATCTACCTGAACGAAACCATGAACGTGGATCAGTTAGTGGAATCTGGAAAAGATAAAGCAGATGCTGTACGATCCGGTTTAAAAAAATTGATCGAAAAACAATACATAAAAAAAAGTGTTGTCCGGGAAAAAAACGGAAATTTCGTTACGGTATATTACCAGGTAATTGAGTAAAATGTATCATACATCTTGCGGAAGCACAGTGACCACGTAGAAAAATGGATAACCCCAGTTGTAAACGTGTCAGAGCTTGCAGAATGGACAAAACTGCCTGGTATGGTAAAAGTACCAGGCAGACAAAAAAATCAAAATAAGGGTGTAAATTGTGACGCAGTGACGAAAATGGGGCTACGGATCGCAAAAGGCTAGAAACAGGAGGTTTTTACTATGGCAGTCTACAAAAGAATCCAAAAAATAGATGGTTATACGATGATGTCAAATTATCATTTACGCGACATGAATCTTTCCCTAAAGGCAAGCGGATTGCTGTCTTTGGTATTATCCCTTCCTGCAGACTGGAAATATTCGGTATCCGGTTTGACAGCTATCGTAAAAGAAGGAAAGAGTGCAGTCATGTCTGCGCTGAAAGAGTTAGAGGAGAATGGATATCTGAGTAGAATGGAATATAGGGAGAATGGAAGATTTCAGGGTGTGGAATACATTTTTTTGGAGTATCCTGGCCAATTAGAAGATATAGAAAATCCAAAAGGCCATGAACAGATCATTCAGAAAATGCAGCGAGAAGTAGCCGAACGAATGCAGGAAGGAATGAAAGAAGAAAAAAGTACGTCTCAGAAAACAAGCAGAAATGAGGAATTACAAAAATTAAAAAAAGTCCATTCAGAAAAGCAGGAACAACCAGAGAAGCAAGATGAAAAAGACTTACAATCCCAGCATTTATCGAAAGAAAATCCATGTCGGGATTTTACGGAAATGGAAAACCGGTATACGAAAAATCCAGATCCGGTACAGCCATATCAGGATTTTACGGAAACCGATTTTCCGTATACGGATTTTCAACCACAAATAATTAAAGATATACCAATTAAAGAAAATGATATAGATAATCATATCATATCCTATCAATCAAAGATGAATAATATAAAGCGGGGAACAAAAAGAGATGGGATGGATATGATGGATCGGATATCTGCCTACCGGGAACTGATTCGGAAAAATATTGATTACGAGAACTACCCGCCGATCTATAACAAGCAGGAAGTGGATGAACTGGTCGATCTGATTGTAGAAACCCTAATGCTGCCGGATACAGGAACAATCCGGATTGGAGGAAAGGAACGTCCTGTTCCGATTGTAAAAAGCATGTTCCTGAAGCTGGATAAAGATCACATCTGTTATATCCTGAAGTGCCTGCACAATACGGAAAAGAAAATCGGGAATATTAAGGCGTATCTTTTGACGGCACTGTATAATGCGCCAATGACCATCCAGAATTATTATACCAATCTGGCTAATTGTGATTTGGCACCGGATAACAGGCAAAAGTAAAACGAAAGGAAGAGAAATATGGGAAAAGGAAAAAGAGTAAAAATGGCCGTATCAAAAAAACAGCCAGAGAAAAAAAGGCAGAAAAAGAAAAGCAGCTTGTGGATCATAGCGTTGATTGCTGTTATTTTGCTGATTCTTGTTGGAGTCGTATTTTTGGTACTGCCAAAATTTCGAAAAGAAGCTGCACCGGAAAAACCGGAAACGATCAAGGTGGAAGCTGCAGATAAAAGCTATGCTGCCGGAAGTAGGATTTCAGAAAAAAATTTCCGCGTATACGGAATATCCGGGAAACAGAAACAGCTTCTGGATGCAGATACATACAGCGTGTCACCGGCTAAAGTGCCGGCACATGGCCACAGTGTTACCGTAGAGGTTTCCTCCAAGGCATATCCGGATATCAAGGCAGAGATAACAGTGCTTATTGACCGTGATGAAAGTGTTAGGTATAAAATCGGCAGAGAAAATCCAGATGATGTGGAGGCTATCCTGTATTCCAACGGGGATCTAGAAATATCCGGAAAAGGAAGCGTCCGGAATTTCAAATCAGATTCTGCGCCATGGAAGAAAGATTCTGTTAAACGGCTGACCTGGATTGATCCGGAGGCAGAAGTGGAAAGCATGGACTACTGGTTTACAGGAAATGACGAATACCTGGAAACATTGTGCCGCATTCCGGACACAGTGAGAAGCATGGTGGAAACATTCAAAAATGCCACAGCGATGACCAGTATGCCGGATATGTCTGGTGCGGTCCGGCTGGAAGATATTACATCCTGCGCAGAAGGGTGTATCGCACTGGAAAAGGCCATGGAACTTCCAGGAAATATAAAACAGGCAAAAAAAGCATTTTACGGTGATACGGCACTGATCGAGGGAGCCGATACAACAGCCTGTATGCAGCTGGAGAACATGGATTCCATGTATTACGGCTGTATGGCTCTGGCATCTGTCCAGATTCCGGACAGTGCGAAAGAACTTTCGAATATCTGCAATGGCTGCGTCAACCTGAAAGAAGTACATATCCCATCGTCTGCACAGAAAATGAACAGCAGTTTTTTCGGATGTACCGCACTGGAATCCATAACCGGTGAAATCCCATCTTCCTGTACGGATAGCGGGAACCTGTTTTCCGGCTGTAAGTTCCTGAGTGGAACACTTACCGTTTCCTGTACATCCAAGACAACCCTTTCAAGCTCGTTTTCGGACGCTGCAACGGCTGGAACAGGACTTACGATCATTTTACGGTACGATGCAGAAAAATCGCAGGAAACGGCCAATACGGGCTTCTACGGGGGAACAAAAAGTGCAGATGAAATCCTGAACGCATTAAAGGCATCTATGGAAGCCGCATTCAGCAGCGGAAGCCATATTACAATAACAACAAATGCAAATAAAACAGAGGGGTGATTAGAATGTAATAAAAATGCAATATGAAAAATAGCAAAAGACTCTTGTAATTACGGAATTGGAAAGGTAATATGATAATATGATCCAAAGAAATAAAAAAGGGGGAGAAACCATATGGACATGAAAGAGCTTCGAAAAAATGCAGAAAAAGTAATAGCAGAACGTTTTCCGAATTTCAATTTTTCCACACTGGACTGGGGAGAGCTTGATCCATTCTATCTGGAGCATCCGGAAGAAATACCGATTGAGCATGAGTTTATTGGCTACCGGCAGGATGGTGATGTAGCGGAAGATTACCAGGGAAATCTGTATCTGGTTCTTTGTGATCCAGGAATCCACCCGATCGGAAGTGTATGCATGGAACAGTCCGAACTGGACGATGCCGTAAAACTTGGAAAACGGGAAGATTATACCGGGGAACTTCTGGAAGAAATTCCGGAGTAAAAAGTGAAATAACAAAACAAGGAATCCCGTGTCAAACGTTGACATGGAATTCAAACAGAAAAATCGGTGTCAATGTTTGACACGGACGGAGGAAAAAGTATGAGAAAAAGAATCGCAATGGTACTTCTTGGCCTGAGCCTGGCAGTAGGTACACCGGCCGCAACAAATATGTTCCCAACAGTTTCTGCCCAGACAGTACAGGCAGCTGGAAAAACCGGATGGACGCAGGAGTCCGGAACCTGGTATTTTTATAAAGACGGTGTAAAACAGACCGGCTGGCAGACCTGGGACGGAAAAAAATATTATCTGAATGCAGACGGAACCATGAAAGCAAATGAGTGGATGATTGATACGGATGGATCGGTTTACTACTTCCGCAGCTGGGGTGGAGCTTACCTGAACTGCAAGGCAAGAATCAACGGCAGAAGTTATACATTCGGTGCAGACAGTAAGGTACAGGGTTCCCAGTGGGTTGTAAAAGGTGGAAAATGGTATCTGGTGAAAGACGGAAAAATTGCAACGGGCTGGCAGACCTGGGATGGAAATAAATACTACATGAATAGTGATGGAAGTATGCGCTCCAATGAGTGGAGACTGGATGATACAGGGAAAATCCGCTATCTGTGCAGCTGGGGCGGCGCATATAAGAACAGATCTGCCAAAATCAACGGACGCTCCTACACTTTTGATGGTAATGCTAATGTAACCAACATGCAGTGGATCGTGATGGATGGACAGTGGAAACTGGCAAAAGATGGAAAAATTGCAACGGGCTGGCAGACCTGGGACAATAACCGTTACTATCTGAACGCAGACGGAACCATGAAAGCAAATGAATCTTTCACGGACGGGGGAAAAACCTATTTCTTCTGCAGCTGGGGCGGAGCTTATAAAAACTGCTGGCAGACCTGGAACGGAAAAAAATATTACCTGCATGATAACGGTGCAGCCTATCAGAATGAGTGGCTGAAAACCGGAGGAAAATGGTACTGGTTCCAGGCAGACAGCACCATGGCAGTGAACACAAGCTTTACATACAAAGATAACCTGTATTTTGTGGACGGAAACGGAGTTATGCTTTCCGGATGCTGGAAAGAAGAAAACGGAGCAAAATACTATATCCGGAGCTGGGGCGGAGCCTGCAAGGATATGCAGATGAAAATTTCCGGAAAGACATATTATTTCCGATCAGACTGTAAGATGGTAACGGATCAGACGGTAAACGGAAATTACTACGGAAAAGACGGTGCGCTTACAACAAAACCGGAAGCGAAACCAACAGAGACACCAAAGCCAACGGAAACGCCAAAGCCAACGGAAACGCCAAAGCCAACGGAAACGCCAAAGCCGACAGAGACACCGAAGCCGACAGAGACACCGAAGCCGACAGAGACACCGAAGCCAACAGAGACACCGAAGCCAACAGAGACACCAGCAGAAACCGTTTATGCAACAAGCGTAACAATTACACCGAACAGTAATCTGGAATTAACTGAAGTTGGACAGACACTGCAGCTGGCCGCAACCGTATATCCGGAAAATGCAACCAACAAAGCGGTAAAATGGACTTCGGATGATCCAGAAGTAGCAAGCGTAGATGAAAATGGACTTGTAACCGTTCATAAAAAAAATGGTATGCGAAAAGTTATTATCTCAGCTGATGCAATGGGATCTAAGCCAGACGGAGGTGTTGTTGGAAGATACGTAGAAGTAAAAATTAATATCCCATATACCAATGAAGAGGCTCTTGGAATGACTGTTTACGATCAGGAAGTTTCCAGAAAGATTTTCGACCTGGTAAATGAAGAACGTGTAAAAGAAGGACATGCAGCCATGATCTGGGATGATATGGTACCG